GATTATCTGCTCTACTTCTTTTTCATTCTCTGGATCGATTTCCGGACTTGTTAATCCAAGATCCTTTCTCTTGTTCTCTTCTCTTGCCCTCTGTTCTAATATCTCTTCCCAGTCTTTTCCCTGGCTGGCAGCAACATCAGCCAAACTTGAAATATTATTGTCAATGGCTTCCTTAGATGCCTTGACTTCTTTGAGAGGATCTACCCATGACCAACCCGGAGCAATCCATTTAGTTCTTAGCCAATCAAGCCTCTTCTCGTAAAAATTTTTAATTGGCAATTCACCATTTAAAAAAGCCTCTTCTAAAAGTAGTTCGTACGTTGGTTGACCAAATCTGGATGCATGCCATACTTGTCTGCATATAAAATATCTACGCGCTTCCAATAGAGCGGCTCTTGCGCTTGAATAATTGGTTTTTGAAAAATCCTTTGCGGTCACTTCATAGGGCAATTCTAATCCTGCGCCTATTGATCTAAGCATTCTATTTACAAATGGATCAAACATTCCTGTTGGTTGTTCAGGTTTAAGACTTGTCGCTTTTTCTCCTGGTGCTAAATAATCAACAAGCCCTGGTTCTATTTCTTCGACACGCTGACCACTCGCATTGGTTTTACCTGGTGCATTATAAGCCGCATCATAAGGATTGGTTTTTTCTATAAATATAGAAAAACAAGCTGCAATTCTGGCTGTAACTAATGTCGCTTCCATATAACTAGCCAGATCTTTAAACATTGTCATTACAGGTGCGAAGAAAGGCACTCCACGGGTTTGCCCAGGCCTTAAAACAGAATAAAGATGGAAAACATTGAGCATTCCAAGCTTATTTCTTGCTGGTATTCTTGTGAATTCATTAGAATTTGGAGTCCGTAGCCTCAATGCCATATCCCCTGGATGTGTTTTTCTAATATAATAAGCAACAGGTTGTCCTCTTTCCCCGATTTCAACGCCATCTCTGATTTTTTTATCGCCTCTTTTATCCAATGGAGTAGCTAATCTATCTGATTCTATCACTTCTAACGCCAGCTTATATGGTCTATTTTTGCCCTTTAATCTTAATGGAAGAACTATTGCCTCGCCATTCTCTAGTATCTGCCTATCAACTAATTTTTGAATTTCATAAAAACTCATTCTCTCTGTAGAGTCAGCATAAGGCAGCCATTTTTCCCATACTCGTTCTGCTCTCTTTTGAAATTCATTCGCCGTTTTATCATCTATTCCCAAACTATCTTTATCCACCCTTGACTGAGGTTTTATTCCAGTACCAATAACATTTGTAGTCATTGTTGTTGTAATTCCCGCAGCAATCCCATTGTTGCGGTTTAAATCCCTACTTCTTTCGCGCAATTCAGGTAAAGCAGAGAGTAGGTCCTCATCAGCACTTCCACCACCAGGAACCCAATCCGAGTTCAACCTGTTTTTCCTAGCACCTTTATAGGAGGAACTAAAAGCAAGTTTTGAAGCCTGACGATATGCTTTGCGATGCGCTTCTGCGCGTGGAGAGAAAAAACCTATAAAACCATCTACCTTTTCTGAAAAAGTTGTTTTCTTTTTTGGGGTTTCTTTAAGCATAACACTCATGATGGATCCTTAAAGCCCGCATAATTGCGAGTCCCTTGCTCACTTGATACCTCTGCCTGTAATCCTGCCCTCATATCCATGAGGTCTTTAAGTGATATGTATTGTAAGTTGCGTCCGCCTATTGAATATGAATCCACAGCTCCCCCATTAAGACGAGCATATATTGCATCATTAACCGCATCCAGCATTTCCTGCTTGGTAGCTGCCATAGTTTTCCTCTTTTTTAAACTATATATTATATGTCAATAGAAAAAAAGGGGGTCGTTCCTATGTTATAGGAATAATTACTCGGGGGGGTCGGTTTCGACAGACTTAAATCGATATTTACAGTCTTTGCATATATGATATCGTATAGGCGGTTTACTTGTATGGCATCTTACATTCTTGCTGTTACATTTAGGGCATCTAATAGGAAAATATAATACTCCATACTCAATATCTTCTGTTGGCGGTCTTCCAACGGGCTTTGGTTCTTCCTTGTTCTCCCTTTCTCTTCTGGTTTTAACCCCGTCTAACCATCCCTTTTTCCTTCCTACCCACGATTCAGCCAATTTTTATTACCCCGTTTGATCCAGTTTGATTGTTCTCCATTTATAAAACCATTGCTTTTCCTTGGTTGATATACCTCTTGCTTCTCTTCTTCTCTCATTGCAGATACATGCAGCATATCCGCTGCTGCTATAGCTCCTACCTCGCAATCAAGATAATGATTTGGCGCGCCCGGAGATATCAATGTCCATTCTTCTTTAGCTCTTCCGGTTTTACGATCACGCTCTATTTTTTTATGCTCAGCACAGAATTGTCTTAAATAATCTTCAGATGGATTTTTAAATAAATGCCACTGAGTAGGATCTCCTGGCTCTGCATGTACTATGCGATTAATTTTGTTTTTATAATGCGAAGTGTCTAAATGAAATAAAGACAATCCGCCTTTAATTATTGCTCCCGTCTGAGGATGCCTATCAATACTACTAACCTTATATGGAGAAGTTATTATATGGTCCCTTCCTTTAGTTGGCCTCGCAACATCCCTCCATTGCCTACAAACCTCATAGACCTCATCAGTCCTATATCCTGAATCAATACAGCTTAACCTAACACTTAGCGGCTCAACTCCCTTTATATTTGTCTTCGCCTTTGGATATTTTGTTCTAAAAAGTATTGCAATCATATCTTCCCATGATTCCACACGACAAGCCCTGATAAGCCATGACTCCTCGCTATAACCCCATCCTCGTATAACTATATAAAAATGGTCTTTTTGCACATCTACGCCGGCTGTAAGAACTAATGCGCCAGGAGGCACTACTCCTTCCTCATGTTCACCAGCTAATTTAATAAGCACCTCAGGCTTTGATTCTCCTGCCTTTTCCTCCCAGAGTTCGGCTAACCATGAATTGACAAAATTCATCAGAAGTTCAATATAACCCTTTGATCGTATAAATTCTGCAGCGACATCGCTCCATGAAACCCACGGAGAATATAATGCATTGAACCAAAAGCCCGCTCTAGTGGTTTTTGGCCGCTTGCCCGTTATGGTCCCATCCGGCTTTATTTTCTGCCCCTCAGCTAACCAAACACCATGATTAAGCATCTTGGATTTTTCTTCATCCTTAATATGTCTTTTACAATTTTCGCATTCATACCATGCCAGCTTTTTATCTCTTATAACTTCAGGGTCCCTTTCCCCCTCTGGATAATGAACTCCAGGCCGAAAATTCAACACTTGATAATGTCCGCATTCAGGGCATGGTACATAATATCTTCGCTGATCTGATTTTTCATATTCCCTGAATATATATCCCTCTCTGGTTGTTGGTGTGCTGACTTTCACTATTTTACGATTCCAAAATGTCCTTGTTCTCTCGGTTGCCAGTTGTATTGGATCCGCTTCTTTCCCTGAGAATTTGGGGAATTTATCAACTTCATCAAAGAATAGATATCGGATTGGCTTTGATGCTAACCCTGCAGGGCTATTGCTGCCTGTAAAATATAAGACCATCCTATCTAACTGAAATTTCTCTTTAGTTATATCATCCAGGTTCTTTGTTTTATGTTTTACTAATGCAGGACTTGCGTTGAGCATTGGTTTGAGACGATTCTGCGATACATAATCAGCATCATCTCCTCTAGGCATAACCAACAGGATAGGTGCTGGATCCTGATCGATTATATATCCAATACAATTATACACTGATTCTGTTTTGCCCACCTGTGTTGAGGACATAATGGTTATATCTTCTATTTCTGGATCCGTGAATGCATCCATAATACCCTTTAGATAAGGAGTCCTCTCTGTTCTCCACTGGCCAGGCTCAGCAGAGGACATTGCATCAAGAACACGATTCTCATCTGCCCATTCCGAAACAGTCACTTTGCGCGGAAGCTTCCATGCCTCTCTCTCTGCTAGACTCCACTCAAAATGAAATTTAACTTTTGACTGTTTTTTTCTTTTCACTTCCTGACTCCGCAAATCTTGTTATTACATCTCTGACTCTTTCCATAAGAAAAGCCTCTATCTCCCGAGGCTCCAAACCAATTAGCTGTGGGGCTACTGCCCTTGGTAAAGCTAAGAGCGCCCTTTTTATAGCTAATATCCTGGCAACTCGCCCCCTCTCTACTTCTTCTTTTGGCAATAACTGCCCTATTGCTTCCTTATATTTCAGGTCCTGTATTAGAGTTCTTGTTTTTTGATATTCAATTTCCCATTCATTTGCACTTCTCTTATCTAGCTTAGTATCTCCTTTGTTTTTTTCTACGCACCACTTCTGGATCTCTGCAAGATCGTAATATCCCAGCTTTGTCTTCGGCATTCCAGCATTAACATAACGGCGGATTGTGCGGGTAGTAGTCTTGAGAGCTTTCGCTAGATCCTCTTGTGTTTTGATTATTCCCGGAGCTAAAGCTTTGTCCTCATCCTGTGTTTTCTCAGTCATTAATTTGCTCTCTATTTTTATGGGACACAATAGGACATTCAATTTCTAACAGGTTATGTTTTCCTACGCATATTGTTTTAATAATAACCTTTTCGTATTCCTCTTTTCATCCCTGTTCTTTCAATAGGACAGGACAGCCTAATATTAATTTAATACTCACTTTTTGGGCGACATGGATTGACCCGCAGACAAAGTTTTTCTAGGAAGGACCCGTAAATATTTATTAGTTATTTGGGCTCCATGTCGTGACTCTTTAATCGCTTTCTGTGTATGTTCGTTAGCCATGCTCTGATCCATCTCGCAATCCTTGGTTTGTTTGTAGCCTCTGCATATGCTGCCAGTGCTGTCCTGGCTGCTGAGTCATGCTCAGGCAGTAAGACAAAAGCTCCCATTATCTCTTTGTTTGTTCTATTATCAATCACCTTAAAAACGCTACTTTTCTGCGATGAATTTAATATTTGGTTTTGACTTTGTGATGGCGGTCCTGGCGGTGGTGGTGGCTTAATAGCATCCTTAGGTATTGGATTGGATTCTTTCTTGCTCATTGTATCTATCCTCCTATCTGTGAGTTGCTTTGAGACTAAGATGCAAGTGTGGCCTGGTAATTAGCAGTCTCTTTGCTTTTGGTGGTTGGCCGGGAACAACGACAATCTTTTGTTCTGGCAACGAAATATCTATTACCATCCCTGGTTGCATCAGATTATATAGTTTCTCAGCATACTGAGATATTTCCCCTAGAGTCTTCTTTAGCCCTTCCCCTGAATACTTTGCCTCTTCACCTATCTTCTTTTCAACCTTTTCTTTTAGTTCTATTTTCTCTTTATTAGTCATTTTCTCTTCTCCTTTTGTTTTATCCTATATTCTTAAATTTTCTTACCCAAAACCATTTATCCGTTCTCTCCTCTGCTCTTATATCTATTATCTCAAGCGTAATTCTTGAAAATTCACGAGGCATACTAGAAGCACGTTCCCACTTAAAGTCGTGGTCTGCATCTGCTCTATAATGTAGTCCACTTCCACAACAGTCATACTCATCTGATTCGGCAAAAAACGTTTCCTTAACCCACAATCTATCTCCGTCTTGACCAAAAGGAAATTTCCCTAATGCTTTATCAGCCAAACCATGTGCTGTTATAAAACCTCCTTCCGTTCCACTAGGAGCAACTCTCATAACCCATTTGTTACAAATAGGGTCTTGTTCAGGTATTTTTTCTGTTGGAATAAACACCCCTGTAGCTGTCCTTCCATCCAATATTGCTCTAACCATTTCCGTGCTAAAGATTATCGACCTCTCTTTCATTCTCATGCCTCCTATGTTATTTATATATCACCCAGCCAGTTATGTTGTACTTCTTCTGCAATACCTTTCTAAACTCCTTATACATCCTCTTTCTATATAAGAGATATTCATGGGGAACGCATTTAATATAGTTCGCAACGATATCCGGTGTCCAATACACGCCATATCCAGCCTGCTTAAAGCGCCAGAAGAAGTCCTCATGATCAGCTGTCTTTAAATCATTATCCCATCTGACGTGTTGTAGAGCCCATGTCTTTGCTATAAGAAACTGCCTGCAGATATCGCATTTTTTAACACGCAAGCTTGTTAGAATATCTATACACATAAGAACATTTTTTGTTAATATAAAATCCTCTTCGCCTAATTCCATATCGTATTCCCAAGGGATTCTATCCTTTAAATCAAAACCAAGTATCCCCGCCTTATCAACAGAATTTAAAAAAACCGTAGCTGAATCAAGCTTCTTTACTGTGGCAGGAGTAAACTCAATGCTATCGGCAGTAACAATGCAATACTTTATCCCTCTATCCATTGCTTCCTGTACTAAAACATTGCGCGCCAGTGATACTCCGCAATCAAAAGGAAGTTTCGTATATTCAATAGCCTTGCCTGGATATAGTTTTTCGTAAAAGTCTAGCTTTTTAAAGTTTTCCCCTTGATCAGCTATCATTAACACAAAATCATCACGCCAATTATCCACAATAGACTTTATTGTCCTCTCTGCTAACTCCTCCCGCAGGAATGTCGTATAGATTATAGCAATTTTAGGCTTCATTTTTAATCCTTCTCCGTTAAATCCTCAATCAACCCCAAAATCTTTTCGGGATTATTTAGATCCCCGCTATGCCATTGCCGCTTAAAAAGGTAATGCAAAAAAGCACTGATCACGCCAATAGCAACCTTGCCCTTATTAGCCCACTCTACACCATCTTTAAACTCAGCATCATTAGTGACTCTATAAGTTAATCCACGAGCTTCGTAAAAAGCCCCTCCCAGATTGATGACCGGCTTATTGAAAGTCAGCGCCTCTACGCCCACTGTTGAATTGATTGTTACTACATACTTACAATGAGGCAGAAAATCTCCTATTGCGCCTACTTTGCATAATTCACAGCGGTCCGGAACTTTAATATCTGAAACATCTCCCTTTGGATGGGTTTTAAATATAATCTTGCCAGGGACAAATCTACATACATAATCCACAAGCTGCTGCATTTTCTTAAATCGAGGGGAATAATTAATGATCTGACTGTCGTTTTCAACCTGGAACGGGACAAACACAAAATCTTTAGGCGCCACAATGCTCGTTTTATCTATCTTCTTATGATATCCCTGTATCTTAGGTCTAAGCCAGTCTAATTGTTCCGAGGTTATGCCCTTATGCTTCCAATCAACCATTGAACTGCCATAATTAACCCCCTTCCTGTCAAAATAAAAAGTTCCTCTCTGTGGAAACCATCCCAGCTCCATAAAATAAATGGGAATACCCATTTTTATGCACTTTTCAGCTAATATCTTCTCCGGCGATAATCCTCCATTCCACATAAACAACAAATCGCACTCAGGCAGCTGTTTATTAAACTCCGCCTCAGTTAGTGTGTCCTGTAGAGGTAGTATCTCGTTTTGCTTAGTGAAATACTTAACCTCAATGCCCGTGGCTGAAAATACTTTAGCCAGAGCCTTATAAATCTTAAAAATAGTATAGAGGTATCTCACCTGAGACTTAAAATAAAAAACCCCTACCATTATTATCTTCATTCTACTTCCTTCATTTTTATTTGTCTCATCCTGGATTTTATTATTGCTGGTCTATCCCATATTTTTTGAAGATGTCTCCATTCTTTTGAGTGTTTTGTGTTCTTCTCATCCCTGTATAACATCGCAAATGGCAACGTGCCGATCTCCCATGCTCGCCTTAATCTTTGCTCAGCTTTCTCAATCGTATCATCTTGATAGCCTATTAAGACATAACATCGGATCTTGTTTCTGCCAAAATAATCACTCAATTTATTAACCGCTCTCCTTAATGGTTTTTCTGCATTAGAATGATCATAAGCAAGCCATAATTGATAGACGTTTAATCCTCGTAACTCTTGGACAATCCGATCAGTAACTCTTGCACTCTCAAGTCCACCGAGAAAATCAATTCGTCTTTGCTTAGATAACATCTGAAATACTTTATCTATATGAGATCTTGAGCAAGCAAGTAAATTGTTGTCTTGAATGATATTCCCTTCAACTATCGGTAATTCTCTGATTTTGCCCTCTCTTGCTGGAACAAAACAGAATGAACAGTTATTGGGACAACCCCTTGAAGTAATAACGCAACCTTTTTTTAAATATTTCCCCGCCACAAAATTATCTCCTGGATCATTAAAAGCAGGACCACCAATTTTTACTACAGGATAATAAGCTTCCCAATTCTTTTTCATGTGCATTGCTAATTTAATATCCCACGTAAATGTAACGCTGATATGAATCTCATCTGCTTTTGGTCTCCATAAATCAGGCAATCCAATCGCAACCCCAATAGGGGTCATAGATGTTAATCTTGGAAACACTCGCAATATCTTCACTATTTCCTCTCTATAATCAATGATGCATACGCATTACCCGGGGCGGGGATTATGGTATAGGTCACAGGTAGCCCCGAAAGAGCCTCTTTGATAGTCTTCTCGCTTATATATCGATGGTAATAAATCACTTTCTTGCCCGTAATAAGATCTGTTTCTTCGCATCGCCTGCAGACATCCTCGTC